ATCAATATATTTCGATCCGTTGATTTTGGCGATACCTGGACTCTTGTATCCAGTAAAGGGATCAAAGATGATATAAATGTATCTTCCACGTTTGGCGGGGGGAATCCAGGAAATGAATTACAACGAATAAGAATCGCGGCTACTAATCATCAAGTAATGTTATTAGCAAGTGTTAATTTACATGACACCTCAAAAGCTCATTGTTCAATGGTGTATCAATTCGCCTCTACCAATGAAGGTTTGTTTTATAAATTTATAGCAAAAAGTGATCCGGCGGCTAGTGCTAATACTTTTTATCTTCCTGATGTTGTAACTTATAACGATATATTTATAATTAATTATATATCTTCAATTGATACAATGGACTTTATTCGATTCAGTAATGCTTATGATTCATTATTTGATGTTTTAGGATTGACTCCTTCAAATACAGTATCGGGATTATTTGCGACTCTGACTAGTAATCGGTTGATTGATGGTGATAAAAGTATGCACCTTGATTCAAGTGGTCGATTATACGTATATGTAACCAGAGTTGGTGGTGGGTATCTCCACGGACTCTATTCTGATCTGGCCGGTATTTCTTCCGATGATTATGCTAAAACTTGGTATATTTTAAACGATAAAACGGGGAATCTTAATAACGTGGGATCAGTGGAACCAGTACTCGACACACGGACTCCGGGTGGGGTTGCTATGGGTGGGATTGAATCTATTACCTCAGTTAGTGGACAAGGGAATCAATATGTATTCAGCAATTGGAAACCGGCTGGAGTTAATGCATATGCCCAAGGGATTTTTCAATTAAGTTTTGGAGGCTGGAGTTCTCAACAGTATGGAAAACTAAAAGAGTTCGCTGAAGATTATTCTTGGGGTCACAATATTCAAGATTATATTCCGGTAGATCTTCCAGCTCAGGGGGGTGTATGGACGAAAAACACTGGTGGAACTCCGACGGAGTCGCTAGTTGGTGACAAAATCAGAGTTTCCGCTGTAAATGCTGATGTTATTGATTATGAAATAGCCCCTTCCAATAAAACAAATGGGATTGTGATCAATACAAAAGTTTCAAATGTTAGTGGATCTTCAGTAACTCGCGGAGTCGGATTCGGTTGTCAAATCCAACAAACATCATCGACTCAAACCTACTATCTTGAAGTTGTTATAGGTTCCAATTTTGTCTATGTTTACGACGTGCATGCAGGTTATGTTTCTCCAGTAGGATCATTAACCGGGTTAAGTATTGTCAACGGAATTGGAATATTGGTATACCTTGACAACAGCAATGGAAAACTTGAAGTTTTTATAGGTGATTCAGGAAATCCTAGACAATATCAAAACATCAATGGAACATTGACTCTTAATGCATCAACGACTCAAAAGATTTATTGGGGAGTTCCAACTTCAACCGGAACTCCAACGACTCGACAAGGTGACTGGCATTTTTTCAGTTATGGATTGGATTCAAACAATGGATTGGGAATAATAAGAAATCAAATTAATAATCGACAATATAGCGCGAAAGGTTTTCAAACCTCTTTGATTGATGGTTTATTATTATCAACTTTGGACGGCCCTGCGCGCGAGGGGGAATCTTATACCATAGCCCCTCAATTCAATGCTCCAATAGAAAGGAGTCTCCATGTGGTTTCCCCATCTCCAGAAATAGGATGGCGGGGTGATGGAGTCACAAATCCCGATACAACATCTCCAACGGCTGAAACAATAGCTTGGATGATGGATACAAACGTCCAAGGGGCCGCTGATACTCATACAATAAACGACGCATTAGGAATACATTTGACCGGTATTAATTTTAGAAGTTTTCTAATACAAAAATACAATACTGGAGTTGGATGGACTACTATCGCGACGGTTGACAATTCAATCGGTGGTTCTTTTAACTTCTCGCGGCGCGGGGCTAGTATTGCGAATCTTTCTGCAAATGGGAAATACCTTCATTTTAATGAGTGTGAAGGATGGTTTGTTTTATTAGATGATGGAGCGGGGACTCAAGTTGTACGAAAAATATCTAGTAATGCTGAGGGGGTATTTGCTAATACTACCAGCAAAAAAGCACACTTGATTATTAGTGATATAAAAAACTCCGATCCTACTAGTGGAACAGCGTATCTTATCCCTTCCAAATGTACTGTAATATTGGACGCTGATGAGTTTGCAGGAATAAGGATACAAATTTCTAGTCAAAGGACAAATGAGGGGTATTTTAAGATTGGTACAATGGTTTTAGGTGGTTTTATTGTTACGAGTCCTCAGTATGGAAGAGGGAGAACTATATCATTTGAATCCAATACATTGGAAACAGAAACAACAAATGGAACTTTATACAGTCAGAAACAAGGAAAAGGAGGGCGGATTGTCCGGGTTTCTTGGACTGATGGAGTCGATATGTCAGCCCTATTCGCTACAAATGCCAATCCAGATTATTACAAATTAGAAAACAGTTCTCAACCTGTTGCCGCAGTCGGATCGGCCCCAACTTCAATGATGGGTATAGTCCGTTATTGTTCGGGCTCAAAAGATGCAATAGTATATCTTCCTTCAGTTCAAACGAATACAGGTGCTCCAAATGTTATCAATAGATATAATGATCACGTATTAGCGACTCTCGGGCCAGATGTACAAATTGAACATGTGATCGGTGAAGAGAATCTATCTAATAATGAGGGTGAAGTTTTCCGAGTATCAACTATTATATTGAGAGAAGTTAGATAATGTTAACGTTTGCACCGTCGCAATTATTTGGAGCTAAACCGATATTTTGTGTTGAGTTTGTTTTTATAGGAAAGACTCATCGGTATTCTACTGATAGAATCACATTATCTTCCAATGAAGGGAATTTGGATTATTATCCTAATATTATAGATTTTGACTTTTCAGAATCAGCCGATATTGTATCCACTGATCTTGAGGCTAATATTGTATCAATGGCGATAATAATGGAGGACGTTAACCTACTAGAACAGTTATCCAATAATGTTGTATTAGAAGGAGTCAAGGCTGAATTTTTCTATATCTTAACTCGTTTTGATAGTCCAGAACAAACTTATGAAAACAGAGTCATATTGTATAAAGGACAAATTGAAGAACCGCAATTTGGCGATCCTTCACAAATGGATAATTTTATATCATTTTCAATTGAAGCTCAACCATATGACTCAAATCGTCTACTACTAGATCAAAATAAATATATTGATGACCGGTTTCCAGATCGTGACATTGAAACTGCAGAGGGAAAGATTTGGCCGATTATATTGGGTATTACAACCGCCGCGCCTTCATATTGTATCAGAAAAAGATCAGGATCTACAACAGCCCTTTTTATGATCGCGGGACATACAATTGAAGATACAACAATTTTAATAAAAGATGAGAGATTTAATTCTATTTCAAAACCTGTTTTAAATGGAGTTGATAATCGCGGAAATGTTTATTCTTATATTGAAATAGCAAATGGAGAAGGGGTTGATGCTCCTGGAATCCTTAACAGTGAATCGCGTGAATGGTGGAGTACAATTGAGGGAGGGTTTCCCAATCCATATGGAGCGGGGTTTCTTACTTTAGGCGGTGATATATGCCGATGGGCATTGTCACGATCAGGTCAATTTGTTGATGATGGAGCATGGGCAAATTTATCGGTTATTCTCAATAGATATAAATTTTCCGGATATATTAATGATGAAACAATAACTTCTTGGAAGTGGCTACAAGGAAACATTATTCCATTTCTTCCAATAACTGTTAGAATGGGCCCTAATGGACTCCGGCCCGTATTGATTGAATTATGGGCTCTTTCATATGTGAAACCAGTATACTCTATTAAAATCGGAGATAATGAAGAATGCCAGCAAATCGGGCCCGTAGACACTATTCGCGCAACTTCTGATTTAGTGAATGAATATACTTTATCCTATGCCAAAACAGGATTTGATCAAGATTACAAATCACAGGTAAGAGTCACTAATATAACATCTGAAGATTATGATATACCTTCCGAATACTCGATTTTATCAGTCAATGCATATGGCAAAAAACCCGCTGCTGATAGTGCTGATTATATCTATGATGATTCATCGGCTGAAATGATAGCCCTGAACAAAATAAGATCAAATTCTCTTCCTTTATTTCAACTCGAAATATCCGCTCCAACTGATTTGGGGTGGCTTTTAGTTGGAGATTGTATTGAAGCCACGATCGATCGGCTGTATATGATAGATCACAAAATGATAATAACCTCAAAAACTTGGGCTGGAAATCATTGGAGATTTACTGTTATATTTGAAAGAAATCCACTACAAAACCAATGACAGAACAGGTCATAAATATGATAATAATCATTGATAGGATATAATTGGACTATGCTTGTAATACTAGATCGTCAACATTGTGGACAACAAAATCGCTGGAAATCGTGCGGGGCTGTATCTCCTGAGGGTATACAAGAAATTTGGCTTACGGATCAATATATTCATCATTGTGAGTGGAGACTCCGGAGTCTAGGTATAGACGTGGTTGTCATATCTGATGGAAGATACAGTGAGCGACATGAGCGGGCTAATATATACGCTCAAACTGATCCTAATACGGTTTTTATCGCTTGTCATATCAACGCAGGCGGCGGGGATTATTCAGCGGCTTTCTATGATTATAGATCTACTAAAGGCGAATCATTGGCGCGGTGTATCAATGATAGACTCAACGCAAGAGTCGAACAATTCCAAAATCCTCGCAAGACTAGAGAAGTAAAAGCAGAGCCCGATAATTGGACAAAAAACGCTTTGTACTGTATCAGGGGAGTCGCGCCGGTTGCCATTTGTTGGGAGCCATTTTTCATTGATTGTGATGATCACAAATCGCTAATGACTGAAGAGGGACTCAAGGTATTAGGGCAATGTCTAGCCGATGGAATAAAAACATATTTTGCAAAACAGGGAGCAATCACATGAACTGGAAAAAAATAAAAATGGCGGCGGCTATTTTCAAGGCTATTCAGCCGATGATATGGGCAATTGTTGACGATATAATTGCAGCGGCTGATGAGGATTCAGCGGGTGGAAGTCAAATAACAAAAGAAGAAAGGCAGCAAATTATATTTGAAAACCTTTTTAATCTTCCTGCACTAATGGAAAAAATAGTTAAGGAAATGGAATAGTAATGGACTCATTGTCGATTGATGTATCCGCTCTTTTTGGTTGGCTCACGGGCCCCGCTGGTGCAGTTATTTTATCTGTGGTAATTCTTTGGTGGATAGCCAAGGGAACAACCGCACTTGTAAAATGGACGGGCTCAAGGGTTGAATTATGGATAAATCGACACTTTGACCAAATAGATGAATTAGTAAAAGAATCACATGCTGATCGTGAATTATACCAAAGATCGATTGTGGAAATATTAAAACAGTTTGAACAGGTTGATCAGAAATTAACCAAGATCCTGCAAAAAGTAGAATAAAATTCCCAATCCCTCAAATGGACTTCAGCCCTTGAATTCAAGGGTTGATTTTCTATTGTCCTGTATTTGGTACAATGTTAAACAATTGTATAATTATAATAATTATAATTTGCTTCAAAATCTTCTTTGGTGTCAATATACCTTCAATAATATGAAATCGATTTAAAGGCTAATTTTGAGCGTTTAAACATATGTTGATAGTCTCATATATGTTAACAATGTTTTTAATTGTCTCATTTGGATTATTTCTATAAAAATGAATAAAATAAGCAACAAATTATAACTATTATAATTATTTATTAGATCGGTTATATTTCCATTTCCAAAATAATCTTTGAATAAAATTGGATCTGATTAATTTGTAATAAAGGCGCATACAATCTTCACAATCTTTCAGGGCTGTATGTTCCCTGAATGAACTCCATCCAAAAAAGTCCCTAATGCTTTTCATCGATGTAGATTGAATTGGTAGATGTTCCATAGCTAGCATTTTTGTATCAAATGTATGATAGGAAATCTTTTTCCTCACTCCAGCTTTTTTCAATTCCTCTTTTATAAATGAATAATCAAATTGGACATTGTGACCAATTATAATTCCATATCGTAAAAGGTGAGATATATATTCAGCGTGATATTCAAAGGGTTTTGAATTTTCCCAATCTTTAATATTGTAGCCGTTAATTAATAGAGCGGTTTTATCTGCTGTTTTAATATGCTTAGGTCTGACTTTGACACAAAATGATAATTGAGTATTATTGGGATAGACTGTGATAATTGCTATTTCAATAATTTCTCCAATTAAAGGAGAAAGGTGAGTCGTTTCGGTATCAATAAAAATCAAAGGTTTCATTCAATAATTATATATCAATAGCCCTCCCGGAACAACTCACCCCGTGGTCAATTAATGACCACTATAAAAATGAGTCCTGCCAAAATAACAAAACCCATTTCTATAATCACTTTAATTGATTGTAGATTATTATGTAATTCAATTATCAGTTCTAATATCATTTTATCTCCATAGGTTGAGTATTCTCAACATAAACAATTGTGTATTGACTTGTCAAGCAATAAAACAAAATTAAACAATAGTTAAATATATGTTGACATAATAAGTTAAACATATGTATACTATATAAACAAACAAAGGATAACAACATGATAGAACTTATTGAAAAACTCGAGATCGCTGAATATACAAACAATCACGGTTTCCCTGACGATTACTACGTGAAGGAATACACAGCCGAAAATGGTGTAACTCAATACGCTATTATAACCATACATAGAAACTATGATAGTGACGGCTATGTGTTCCAAATAGCACATGCGGGCTCTGACTGGAACGAACCAGTAGATTTTTATTGTTCACCAAATCACGATATATCCAGTGTTACCGATACAATATGGGAAGCTGAACAAATAATAAAAAAACACGAAAAATAAAAAAACTACAACCGGCCTCTAAAGGAGCCTTTTATCTATGGAGATAATAATGACAATATTTAAATCTAAAGTAACCAAAATACAACTGAATACAGAACTGAAAAAATTAGGATATGAAATGCAATTTTGGTATGATCGATCAGGAAAACAATGGATAATAACCGGTATAAATAATAGAGGTGAATGGTTTACTAGTGGCCTAAAAGTATTCGCATTACATCAATTGAGTTTTGAACAATGGATTGAACAAGCCCTTATTAACTATACAAATTGAAACTATAACTAACCTACAACCGGCCTCTAAAGGGGCCTTTTATCTATGGAGATAATAATGATACCTATAAAATACAAACAACAAACTATACACTTGAGCCCCGTAAAAATAAAACATAAAGCACGATATAGAACTTTGTTTTTTATAAGAGGGGTATTTAAAAAAGAAGCTACTGAAAAACCTTTGTTGATGACACTTGCTGCGGCTCAAAAATATATCAATCAATCAATTGAGCAATGGATTGAAAACAACGACTCTGATAAATACAAATATATATATCATTATCATTTGTATCGATATAGAAATGATGGTCAATTCAGAACCCCTCCCCATCTATATTTGGAAGGCTCAACCTCTTATTGTAAGATTGTATCTTTTACTAATGAGATGATAAGAAATGATCTATGCGATAAACTATTAACTATTAACGATTAAAATGGAGATAAAAATGGATAAACTGAAAAGAGCAATACGAATCGGAATGAGAAATTCAATTGGAAGATATGGAAAAACATATACTAGAGAGCAAGGAGTCAAATTGATAAATACTCTCAAAATAGTGGAGGGTGAACAAAACAAAATCTTCCTTTCATTGTATATGAAAGAGTACAATAAACACTTTCCAAATGTACAACTTTAATCCACTCTACCAAGATTTGGCGGTCACTATATTTTTAGTGATCGCCCTTCTTATTTTAATCCAAATAACAAAGGGGAAACAATGACATTTGGAACATATATTAAAACACAAATGAAAAATTACAATCTAACTCAATCGGAGATTATGGAACATTGTTCTGTATCAAAAACAAGTGTATCAAAGTGGTGTAATGACCACGTTTTGCCATCGACTCTTGGTTGGCATAAACTAGCCTTGTTATTATCGGAAAAAAGCAAATTACCCTTCTCTCAACAATTGCTGGAAATGAGTGAAACTTTACCCATATAAACAAAACAAGGAGAGTCGCAACCTATAAACGACTCTCCTCATAGAGATAATTGAATTATGAACAATTTATATATTAGCACGTTTGAGAGTGCTTATCAAACGACCGGAAAAAGAACCGCTGTAGATTACAATAATCTGATAAAGGGGCTATTACACCCGGTGAAAAATACAGGAAAAAAGAAACTCCTTTCATTATGGAGTCCGACTACTTTTAAGGATGATCATAGAATAGGAGAAAAAGCCGAAAAAATTTATTGTCTTGTATATGACATAGACGATGGAGAAACATCATTTGAGGTGTGGAAACAATTCCAAGATTACAAATTAATTATTCATACATCTTGGAGTCACACAATAGAACATCCAAAATATAGGCTAATTTTTCCACTAAGAAAACCAATTCCCGCTGAAGATTGGGCCCGAGCCTCTTCAGCAGCTTTGCAATTTTGGAGTACAAACGCAGGGGGATCAAAACCCGACACTAAAGCACTGAAAGACAAATCAAGAGCATATTATAGGTTTTCAATCCCACGAGGAAAGGAGTCTATTATGAAAACCTATCATACTAGTGAAAACGAAATAAGTTTAAGACTCGATTATGATCATATACCAATAAAAAAGAAACCAATATATAAACCACCGACTCGGCCTTTGTCTATTAAAGAGTCGTTACTTGAAACCAGAATCAGACAACAAATCGCCGATGGTTTAAGTGGTCAAATTGTAGGAAATATAGCCCGGCGAATCATATGTCCTCAATGTCAAAAAAGGACTGTTTGGTTTAAAATTGATATTGGATACAATCCTAATCTGGAAAGAGGTGAATCTCAAAATCTTGATATGACAACCGCACGTTGTAACCACCTTGATAATTGTGGCTGGAGGGGTCGAATTAATGAACTTCTATAAAATGTATATGTGTAAAATAGTTATTGATAATGAAACTACATGGAGGTTGATGGATGATGATCGGCCCTTTGAGTCATTACAAATGGCTATTCATTATTATGTTAATCGATATCAAAACAAACCTATTGAATTATATATTGATGATCGAATAATTTGGCGGTCGGAAATAGCCAAAATAAAATTGAACAAAAACCAATTGACTCTATTTTGAGTCACCTAATACAAATGGAGATAATAATAAAATGATAAATCTATACAATCAAGACTGTATGAAGGCAATGAAGGAAATGAAAAATAATCATTTTGATCTTGCAATAGTCGATCCTCCCTATGGACTACCGAAATCTAGTATTCATGGAAGGGGGCAATTAAAGAATATTGCCCTAAAGAGGGGAGCGGAGAAAATGAAAGAGTGGGATATTGCACCGAAACAAGAGTATTTCTGGGAATTGATGAGGGTATCCAAAAATCAAATCATTTGGGGTGGAAACTATTTTCCATTACAGCCCACAAGAGAGATAATCGTATGGGATAAATGCCAACCGTGGAATAATTTTTCACAAGTAGAAATGGCTTGGACTTCCTTCAATGGCCCCGCTCAACTTTTCAAATATGATAATAGAACAGGGGGAAAAATCCATCCGACTCAAAAACCCGTAGCTTTATATCAATGGTTACTCGCCAAATATGCAAAACCTAATTTTAAAATCTTGGATACTCATTTGGGGAGCGGGTCAATTGCTTTGGCTTGTTTTGATTTGGGCCATAATCTTGAAGCGTATGAAATAGATAAGGATTATTTTGAAGCGGCTGAAAATAGACTGAATGAACACACATTACAAATCAAATTATTTTAGGAGATAATAATGAAAAAGATAATTGAAATAGCAAAAAACCTAGATATAGATATTATTCAATTTCCTGATGGATATGAACCTCCCTTGGGGGCCGATCCTCGGGTATGGATGAAGATGAAACGAGCGCGGACTCTTAGTGCTCCAAAATATGGAAAAGAGGGTGAATTAATCGGGAATGCTTATGCATTGAAGAGGAAAGAAAATTACGCGATTATATTGGAAAATGATCCCTATTATGAGTCATTATGCTATCACGAACATAGCGACCGTATTCTATGGAATAATGAAGAAATCAAACCTCATCATTATGAGGATATAGCAATCGATATAGAAAGGCGGTATAGGCTACAAATTAGCGATAATAACCTAATTGCCGCAGTGGTAAGAGTGGCCAATCTGAAACAAATCTTTCCTATCAGAGATTATTTGAATTCTCTTTCTTGGGATGGAAAGAAACGACTTAATAATCTAGTTGAAAAAGTGTTCAATTGTGAGGTTTCCAAGGAAAATAGGAAACTGATTCAAACTATGTCTCAAAAAATGTTTATTGGATGGGTAGCGCGTATATTTGAACCGGCTTGTAAAATGGATACTATGCCGATTTTGATCGGCCCCAAAGGGACTGGAAAAAGCGAGTGTATGAAGATCCTAGCAAGTCCCAAATGGTTTAGCCGGTCACATATTGAGATTGGAAAAAAGGACGCGTTGGAACTGATTCACCAATCCGGAGTTTGGATTTGGGAGCTTGCGGAATTGAAATCATTACAAGGAAAAACGGCCGAAACAGCAAAACAATTTTTCAGTGGTCAAGAAGATAGGTTTCGATCAAGTTATGCCAAAGTACCGACAAAAAGAAAACGGCGCGTTTGTTTCTTTGGAACTTCAAACAATTATCAAATCCTTGATGATGGAGCGGAAAGGCGCTTCTGGATCTTTAAGAACAAAGGAAGGATCGATGATCAATATCTCATTGATAATAGAGATCAGATTTGGGCTGAAGCCGTGGAGAGATACAAGGGCGGGGAAACTTGGTATCTAACCTATGAACAGGAAAAACATAATTGTATATATCAAAAAACTTTCTTGATTGATGATCCTTGGAGTAATGATGTTTTGAAAAGCCTAGAAAAGGCAGATAATAAAGAAAAAACAACCGCTTATTTGATGGAGGAACTTCAAATAAATCCAGCCATGAGACATATTGGAAATTCAAAACGAATCAATCAAATATGTAGGGATTTAGGTTACAAATATGTTCAAAATCAAAGTGGTCGGCGAGTCTGGATTAAGGAGTCAAAATGAACAATAGAAACTTTGGAACTTTCGTGAGAAAACAATTGAATGATATTGATCGTTCAAATGAATGGTTGTATAGACGAACCGGAATCGGAACGGGGGCGGTTAATAGATGGTGTGATGGACAGGAACCAACACTTTCAAATTCAATCAATGTATTTGTATATCTAGCAAATCAGAAGCAGACTACATTATTGAGAATGACTGAAATGTATTATATTTATCTTGGATTAATAAGGTAAAATGTTCACTGTTTGGTTTTGTTCTGAAAACTGTGAATTGCTATATTGCAAAAAATCATTCATTAATTTGAACGAAGCTAAAACCATTAAAAAAGAAGATTTTGATAATTTATTATGGTTAAAAAATAGAGAAATTTGGTGGATTGTTATTCGTGATAGAAATGATAAAATTGTTTTTTCCACAAGAAAACAAATCCATCAAATTTCTTTGTTTTAAGTATTGTCTCATATTTGATGACAAATAATAAAGATTGTATAATTATAATAATTAAAATTTGCTTTGAAATCGTTCTAGGTGTCAATGCACCTTTGTTTAACTCAAAGAGCAAAAAAGGCTATTTCCGGCCTTTTAAACATATGTTAATTATGGTGTCAAGTTATATAATTATATTTGTTATTGTAACCACGATGAAAAAGTAATAAATAATCCAAATTATAACTATTATAATTATTTATTTTCTTCAGTTCGTAAATGAGTCAGGTATTTACAACCCTCTTTCAAATCCCAATAAATCTGAATTCTACCTATATTATCAGCCGTGGGATTAATAACTACTAAACAAGACTCGCCGTGTTTCTGTTCAAAAAATCCCTTTTCAAGAGCATAAGAATCAGCCCTTTTATATCCTCGGACTCTTATTGCATTAGTAATCCGACCGTGTCTTTGTTCTGTGGTTAATTGTCCCCATTGATGGATGTGGCCAGCGGTTAAAAGATGACATTTTCCATCTAACATGGCTTCTTTGTGGGGGCCGTGAGTCGGATGATACCACGATCGGCCCTTAAAATCGTGTCTAATAATCCAAATCAATGGATCTAGATCTTCTCTATTTTTCCAACGTAATTCAATTCTAATTTCATCCGGAGCATAACACAAAACCCCAGTTTTCTTGGTCAATAATTCCATTGGATCGACTCCGGGGCCATTAGCCCAGGCGTCGTGGTTTCCTCCCACTATTGCAATCCATTGAACCGCTTGAAATAACCATTCTGATAATCTCCATCCATCTTTAGCAGTTATAGCTGCTTCACTATAACAACGCGCTAAACGACCGATCCAATTATCATGCATATCTCCAACTGAAGCGGCTAAGACTCCTTCAGTTCTTTGAATGAGTTTGACATGATTCAATAATGTCTCCCAATCGCAACCTTCATTATCAACATGCGGATCTCCAAAAACCATAATTCCAAAGGGTTCAGCGGGTAATGTTAAAGACTTTTTATGGGTTCTATGTTTGGCGGTTTTTCTTCGACTCGCGTCTATACGTAATTTTATTAATTCATCAATAGGGATTTGGGTTTCTTCTTTTATCGAATTATCAATGACTTCAATTTTTAAAGATCCTTTTTTCCTTAATGGTAAATCATTTAATTCACGATCGATAATAGACATAACATGCGCGGTTACATATGGCGGAACAATACATCCAGTCAATGTATTCAAATGATTGGAAATCGAAACTCTTCCTAATCCCTGCAATCTCAACTCTTTGATTATGTCTTTGTATTTAGGATAAATATCCTTTGATAATAATTTCTTCATATGCTACAAATAAATGAAAAAGACTTGTGGTGTCAATAGATTGACATTGTTAGTCATTATCAACGTATAACAATAAAATAACAGGTAAATAACAGATAGCGAAATCTTCTATATCTTCCATAGTTAGGATATATTCTTATATAAATATATAAAATATATTAATAATTACTTATAAACTTAAGTTTTTAATTAATTTAATATAAATAGTTTAAGAACAAATTAAAGAATAAAACAATGAAAAAACCCGTATACAACCCTATAAATCGACAACAGGCCAAAAATAGTTATTTGTTATATAGTGGTTTATGATAGTATATCTAGAGGACTATCGAATGAAAAAACGAACCAAATTTGGAAGCTGGTTATTTTTACAATTAGAACGATATAAAATAACAATGATGAATCTTTCAGATTATTCGGGTATTCATATTAGAACCTTATATCGATTGACTAATGGAGATGTCCCAATCAAATTGGAAGATTGGAGTTGGATTATTGAATGTATAGCTGATATGTCAGATCAAGATTTTAATACTCTAATCGATGATTGTATCAATAAAACAGCAAAAAAGAAGATAGAATGAATATATGTGAGATATGCGAATGTGATCCATGTGATTGTGCTGACTTCTTTGGAGGGTGTAATGAAGAAACAAAACATATATATCTCGAGCAAGGCAGGCAACGATCGAGTCGAGGCGGCAATTCCAGAACTTCAACGACGATTTGGATGGGCAAAAGATCAAGCTACAGCGGTAGCGATCCGAATGGAGAGTCAGGGGAAACTCAAAACAATTGTGTCTCCCGCGATACTATTAGCAGCAGCAGCAAAAATGAAAAGGGAAAAGGAGTCCAGGACTCAAGAAAGAATTATTGCGGCCCAATCTTCATTTGAATCACAAAACATTGTTAGAACTAATCGACTCCGTGACAGGAAAAAACGAAAATGAATAGTGAAAAAATATACAAATCTTATCTACAATTTTGTGATAGAAATAGAATATATAAATATTATTTAATAATTTCTTGGGAAAAATTAACAGATGGAAATGATTATAATAATGTGAAAAAGTGGTTCACAGAAAAAACAAAATCAGATTCAGGGGTATACAACGCGATATCATTTTATGGAAGAAAATTAGATAATCTATCAGATAAAGAGAAAGAAATACTTCCTACGGCTGAACAATTATCTATTGATCTTGATATAGAACTTCTTCAATATGTAAGAAGCAAAAAGAGTCGAATTAAAAAGATAGATCCAAATTTACCAATCCCATATCATCCACAATATTACCCAAAGCGTGGATAATGAAAATAATAATCAATCAAATAGGAAAGATCCCCTCAAAGAAAAACAATATGAAGGTATTCAGAAATCGGATGGTAAAACCAAAATCATTAAAAGAGTTTGAAGGTGCTTTAAAATTAACAGCAATAAATTACATGACAATGATAGGATGTAGAACTATTGACGGAGATGTATCATTAGATCTTGATGTTACATTTGGCGATAAGAGGAAGAGGGATATCCAGAATTGTTTTGGATCAATATGTGACGCGCTTAATGATGTTTGTTACCACGATGACTCCCAAATAGTTGAACTTTCAGCCCGAAAAAGATATGAAAAGAATACTTGGAAATATACTATAACAATACAATCGATTTAATTAACAGCATAAACAAAGGGATTTATATTATGCAATTTAAAATAATCAACGCTGGAAAAAGCAAACCAGAAACATTTATTCAATGTTTAATCTATGGAGATAGTGGAGTCGGTAAAAGTTTCCTCGCGGCAACTGCTCCAAAACCATTGATACTACTAACCGAACCAAATGGACAGGCTTCTATTATGCACAGTAACGAAAAAGCAGATTTAATTCATATTGGATCTGCTGCAATGTTAGGGCAGGTAATTAAATCAATCAAGGAAGATCCCAAACGTTGGAGTAAATATGACACCATAGTAATAGATTCACTTACTGAGGTTCAAAGATTATATCGTGATCACCTAACCAATGAGGGGACTCAAATGATGAAGCTTCAAGACTGGGGAAAACTTGCGGAGTATATGAGGAGATTTATCCGCGCTTTAAGATCACTTCCAAAGAATATTGTGGCTATAGCTTTATTAGAAAAGAATGTCGAAGAAGATAGCCAAATAACCGAATACAAACCTGCCTTTGATGGAAAGAAAACCTCTGGAGAAATCGCGCAATACTTTAACTTTGTAGGGTTTCTTTATAGTGGTCAAGTAAAAGAGAAAACTAAAACTAATACATATCGTTATCTAATGTTAGAGGGTCGCGAGGGAATATTATGTAAAACAACATTTCCCTTGACGGGAGTCATTAAGGAGCCCAATATCAAAGATTTGTTTGATACTATCCGGAAACCTACCAAAACTAAACGCACTAAAAACCCCCAGGACATGGGGACTGTAGCGGGGGAGGTTGTGTGATAACTTCTGAAATGGGGGGGCGAGCCAAGAC